TTCCAGGGTGATGGCGTGTTTGTTGCGCATCGTTTCCAGATGCCGCGCCATGACACCCGAGATCGCCTCCATTTCGGTTTCGGAACCGAAGGCGCGGATGCCCTGCACCTCCTCCGGCAGCACGACGTCGTCGTGCGGGATGTGGGGGATGACGAAGGAGCGCAGGGTGCGAGTGCCACGCTCACCCACGGTGCCCGGCGAGCCCGGCGCTTTCGTCGGCAGCAGGTTCAGACGCCCGGCGTACTCCTCGACGATGATCTGCCGGGTGCGCACCGGCTTGGCCGGAAAGAGACCCAGCTGCTCGATGCGGCCGTAGCGGTTGGGGATGAGGTTGATGGCCGTGGTGAGGCTCGCCATCGAGAAGCCGGGGTTGTCGAAAGGGTTTTGCATTTGGGATCTCCGAAATAGAAAACCCGCCGGCGGCGGGTTCGGGGGGAACGATGGATTGCGCGGGTTACGCCGAATCTCGGACCAGGATGCCGAGGGCGACGAGTTGCGCTTCGGCGGCGGCCTTCTGCGGGGCAGTGATGCCGGCCGGCCAGATCAGGGCATTGCGCGCGACGATGGCGTGGCGGGCCACCGCGATGGCGTCGTCGCGATCGATCAGCGTCGCATCGGTGTCCACGGCGAGCACGCTCACTGCAGTTTCGGTGCCATCGGCTGCTGCCGGTGCCAGGGCGTAAAGCTTGCCATCGGCGGTCTTCTTGCCGAGCACGGTGCCGAGTTGCAGGTTCTGTCCGGCGGCGACCGTCGCGGCCTCGCGAGAATAAAGGTTCGGTGCCTCGTACTTCAGGAGGTCGCCGAGGTTCTTGCTCTGAGTGATAGCGGGCATGTCTTACTCCTTGTGAATGAGTTTCTTGACGGCAGCGACCACGGGGGATGCCTCGGGTCGCACGTTTGCTTCGGTGCCGGCTTCCGGCGTGATGGTGGAATGGATAGGCGTCGCTTCCGACCGTGCGGCCTTGGCCTCACAGAGCAGCCGGCGCACATCCGCTTCGATCTTGCCTTCCGCAATGAAGGCGGCAGCCTTGTCGGGGCAACCGGCGATCAGGCATAACTCGGCGATGGCTTGGGCGGATTGGGCAACTTCACGGCGGGCCTCGGCAACCAGGACGGCTGCCTGATCGACACCGATCATTTCAATTTGGGTTTCTTCGAGAGACATGTCGTCCTCCTGTAGGTGCGTCGCCCCGGGTCGTGCAAAGCTCCGAGTCGGGGGCGCCTTGCGGCCTCGGGAGCTGAGGTAAGTAGAAAATTCGGTGAGCGTTGCCTCCAGCGTGCCGACGGCATCGGCCAGACCGGCCGCCGTTGCGTTCGGGCCGAAGTAGAGAGCGGCCTCGGTGGCACGTACTGCCCTCTCCGGTAGCCCGCGCATGGCGGCCACGTGACCAACAAAGATGTCGTAGAGGCGATCGACCTCGGCCTGGAGTTCGCCTTTCGCGGTGTCGGTGAGCGGCTCATGCGGCGAGAAGTCGTTCTTGTGCCGACCCGCCGTGATCGCGGTGTAGCGGTAGCCGTCGTTGGCGTCCTTCACCGACTGATCGATGTGCAGCGCGATCACGCCAATCGAGCCGACACCGCCGGTTTCGGTAACGACCAGACGGTCGGCAGAAGAAGCAATCGCGTAGGCTGCCGAAAAGGCGGCATCGTTGGCCACCGCCCAGATAGGTTTCACGGCGGTGGCCTCGCGCACGCGGCGGGCGAGATCAAAGCTGCCCGATGCCTCGCCGCCCGGCGAATCGATATCCAGCAGGATGCCGGTGACACTGGGATCGGCCAGCGCCGTATCGAGCATCGCGCCGATGTCCTGGTAGCTCGTGAGCCCCGATGCCGCTTCCAACCCCAAGGTGCGCTTCACCAGCGTTCCGTGGATCGGAATCACGGCGATGCCGACTGCGCCTTGCATGTTCGGACGGGACGCCGGTACTGCCGCCAACAGTTCCGTGGCGTCAGATGGGATCGGGCTGTCGATCCCCAATCGTGGCCCGAGGGCGGACAGGATCACGTCGAGCTTGGCCCGATGGACGAGCAACGGCGTCCCGAAGATACGGGAGGCGAGATGTGGCAGCATGAATTACTCCGTGGGTTGTTCAGTTTGTAGAGGCGGCGCGACGGCTGGTGCCTGGTCATGCCGTGGATCCGAATCGAAGACGAGGCCCAATGCATCGGCGCGGGCGTTGTCGGTGGCGATCTCCCGATCGACATCCTCGGCGTCGTAGCCATAGGCCGAGATCGCCTCCGAACGGCTGGTGAGTCCAGCGCGGATGGCAAGCTTCATGGCGTTGAACTCCTTCTGCGGATCGACCCACTGCCAGCCCTGCGGAATCCACTTGGCGGCCTGGTACTCACGCTGGCGACGGCTGTAGCCCGGCAATCCCAGCGCGCCCTCAAGTACGGCCTGATCCATCCAGGCCCGCCAGATCGGGCGGCAGAGCTGATGCACGATCACGCCGTGCTGGATCACCTCGCAGCGACGGCGGAACTCCAATAGACCGGCGCGGATCGAGGAGTAATTCACTTGCGTCAGGTCGCCCGTCAGCATCTCGTAGGTGATGCCCATGGCAGCCGCCACCGCCCGGAACTGCTGGCGCATGAACTCGGCGTAGGAACTGCCGACATCGGCCGGTGCCGAGAACTTGATGTCCTCGCCCGGCTCCAGAATTTGCAGGGTGCCCGGTTCGAGCCCGGCCAGCGCCACGCCGTTGGCGTCGGCCAGCCCCTCGCCCATCAGATTGTCTTCGGGTGCGAGCCGGGTGATGAATCCCGCGAACATCGCGGCGGTCTTCTTCCTCACCAGTTCAGCGTCGTCGTACTGGTCGAGTTCATTGAGCTTCACGAGCGCCCGGGCGAGCCACGGTTCGCCCCGGATCTGTCCAGGACGCAGCGGTCGGAAGAGGTGAATCACTTCCTCAGCCGGCACCCGAACTGCGTCGATACCACCCGACCCGGACATGGGGCCAAGGCTTCCGTCGTTCGGATGGGAGCGGTAGAGGTGGTAGGCCACCCGCCGTCCCAGCCGGTCGAACTCGATGCCGGCACGGATGACGTTGCCGTTCACAAGCTCCCGGTTCATCGCCAGTGGCAGATGCTCGGCCTCCAGCACTTGAATTTGGAGCGCCACCGGCAGCCCGTCCTCTGGACGCCGCCAGCGCAGCCGCACGATCGCCTCGCCCCCCTCCAGCATGGCCCGGCAGGCGAGCGACTGCAGCCCATAGAAGTCTGTGAGTCCCGCTGAATCGGCGGTCTCGCACCAGTCCCACCACAGGCGCTGAATGGTTTCACGCAGCGATGCGTCAGCAACCATGCTTTGCGGCTTGATGCCAGTACCGATGGCGTTGGCGACGAAGGCCTCGATGCCGGCGGCCGCCCAGGCATTGCGCCGCACGAGATCGCGGCTCTTGGCGCGCAATTGCTCCTGCGTGTAGGCAAGTGCCGCTACCGCTCCGGGATTGGCTACCGTCCAGGCGAGCGTGCGCCGCCCGAGGCCTGCGCCATCGTAGGTGGGTGTGCCGCCGAAGACCCGACGTCGAATCGTGCCGAACCAGCCCATCTCAGAACCCCTTCCCGGTCGTCACCCGAATCTGGCGCGGCGCACGCGGATACAGGCCGGTAGCTACGGCATCCTTATGCATCGCGGCTTCCACCTCGGCGATGGCCTGCTTCAGTTCGTCGACCGTGCGGTACTCGACCGTCTTGTCGCCGAAGGTCACGCGCTTCTCGCCCTTGGCCAGCGCGTCACGCAGCGCCTGCAACTGAACTTCGGTGTAAGTCGGCGTACTCATCGATAGACCACCAGACTGATTTCTGGCGTGTCGGCCAAAGACGCCGAGGACGAGATGCAGACGATCTCCAGGCCTGCCTCGGTTTTCCCTTCCGTTGTCCCTCGGGCCGCCGCGAAACGGATGGTTCCCGTCGTGGTATTGCTCCTGCCGGTGGCGACCCAGCAGTACTTGGCGTCGGGAAACGGCGTCTCGAACTCGATGCGGTAGCGGCCAGTACCCAAGCGGGTCACCGAGGCGACGTTGTAGGCGGCGCGAAGCTGGATCGCCCCGCCCACGTATCCGAAATTCACCCAGGCGCGGGCGAGCCCGGGATGGTCGGGACGGATCAGTCCCTTGATCTCGGTGCCGATACGGGTGGCGAGCGCCGACAGTTGGGCGACGAGGCTCATCACTTAAACCAGGGCGGCGTTGAAGATCGCCACGAAGTCGGTGGTGGTATCGCCGATGTCGGTAGCAGCGACCGCGCCGATGTTGTCGCGGGCCTGCGTTTGCTCCGGGACGGTCAGCGTCTGAGCAGCATCGAAGCGCACGCGCTTGTCGATGGCAGCAGTCAGCGCGGCGATGCCGGTCTGGTCGTTCTGCAACGCCTGCTGCAGTTCCAGCAGGGTGTCGTAGGCCGGGTCGGCACCACCCAAGATGTCGGCCTTCAGCGCATCGAGCAGGGTGACGACCTTGTTCGACGAATACGTGGTCGTCGTCGATACCTGCAGGTCGTCAATGGTCACCGCCGTGATGATCGCGGCCTTCAGTTCGTTGATTGCCGCGACCAGGCTCGACTTGTCGGTGGTGGTCAGCGCGGTCAGCGTGCCGGTGCGCCCCTTGACGGTGTTGAATTCCTCGGCGACGCGTAGGACGAAGCTGTTGAGTTGGGTTTGCAGACTCATGGTGGGGTTCTCCAGTGGTAGTGATCAGCTGAACCAGCGGCTGCGAATCACGCGCCGGCCCGTTCTCGGGGTTCCAGAAACAGCGAGGCCACCGCGTTGGGTGGCCTCAGTGGGTTGCTCGGTTTGCGGCTCGGGATCGCCGGGCGGCGAGAGTCCGATCTGTCGTTCCAGTTCGCGCCAGTGCCGTTCCTCGAAGCGGTCGAGGCCGGCGGCACTCGCCGCCGCGCGGGCATACACGTAGCAGTCCAGGGCTTCGTTGCGCTCGCGCATCTTT